TGCTCGTTTCAATGCCGATACCAAGGGCGGCCAAGGCACGGCCAAAGGCAGAGGTTTCGCAGTTTTCTACATAACTCGTTTTGTTAATCATTGAACTGGTGCGGTCCTCATGGGCGTGGCCCGTAGCACGGATGCGGCCATCGGCATCACGGATGATTGCCTTGATGCAGCAGCGGTCGGGTTGCAGGTCAACGAGGTCGGATTCAATGCTCCAACCAGCGAAGGTTGGCTCGTTTCGGAAGTACAGGAGGCGTTGGTTGACTTCAACATAGTCCTTGCCTTTAATGTTGGTGGTTTTAAACTTGTGCATGATTTTGGGGTTTAGTTGGTGATGATTGCAAGAATGAATCTGCCGAAGAATGCGATGCCGAGGCAGGCGGTCAGCACGATGTAGCCCGTGGCAAGGGCTGCTTTGAGTTTGGTTTTGGTTTCGTGGGTCATGGTTTTGAGGTTTGAGGTTAAAAGAATGTGCGTTGACGAGTCGCACCCCTCGGTTGGTTTATTGTCCCTTTTTGATGATTAAAAAGTCGGAGTACTTTGCGTAAGATTGAAGCGTTCCCCAACTATTTCTGCCAGTTGCATACCAGCTTTTTTCTTCGACCCGCTTTACAAGTATGTCTTGCTTGCAGTTTACGGAATTTGTAAAGGTTATCCTGTCGCCTACTTCTAAGTTCCAGATGTTGGTTTTTGTGGTTTTCATGGTTTAGTGGTTGGTTTGTAAAGCAAAGATATAACGCCCCGACCCTATTTGTGCCACCTCGTAGCAAAAAAATTATTCATCCCCCGTTTTATTGCGATTTGGTGGGGTTTTCCTACATTTGTACAAACCTGACCCATGCCCGAATACCACTCCCTTCGACCTGCCAAAGCCCTCACCAACGCCTTGGAGCGGCTGATGATAGCCATATCCCCTGCTGACTTGGAGCAGAACCACGCCCTCCTGTGCGAGTACCGCAGGGCTTGCGAGTTGCTGGGGTACGACCCCGCCAAAGCCCAATGGGCAGGTATTCACGAAGTTTCTGCCTCCCAGTTACCCGCCGATCAGGATCATACCGTCTGCTACTATCCACTACTTAACCCCGAAGAATAATGCGCCAAATAACCCACCTCGTCGTCCATTGCACGGCCACGCCCAAGAACACTACCATAGCCAGCATCCGCCGCCATTGGAAGGAGGGGTTGGGATGGAAGTCCGTGGGCTACCACAAAATCATTGAGGCGAACGGGAACATCACGACCCTTGCTACGGACGACAAAGTGACCAACGGGGTTGCAGGACACAACGCTACCTCGCTCCATGTGTCCTACATCGGCGGTAAGGATAGCGACGACCGCACCATTCAGCAACGCCAAGCCATCGCAGGGGTGCTGCTCTCTTGGTTGCAGAAATATCCGAAGGCCCGCATCTGCGGACACAGGGACTTCCCAGGGGTCAACAAAGCCTGCCCGCAGTTCAATGCAGAGAAAGAGTACGGTTACCTGTACTTGACCGCCTCCGATACGCAGGAGGGCTAATACAACCTATCCGCAGGCGTGAAGGTTGCGTGGAGTTGCAGTTCCGTGCCTTTGTTGTCCTTGCTTGCGTTCCTGCTGGTTTCAAGTTTCATCCAATATCCGCCAAGAGGCTTCGGGCCTCGTCCTCGCTCAGTATGAAACCCCATATATCCGCCGTCCCATTCCTCCTTGTAAGTAGCCGTGCGAAGTTGGTGAACAGGCTTTTGAATGAGGGTCTTGGTTTGACGGTCATATTTGTGAATCATGTTTTGGTGGTAATACAGTTCGTGGACATGGCCCATCCAAGTGAGGTCGTAACCTTCGGTGGCTGCGAGGAGGCGTTGGTCGGCAATTACTCCACGGGTGACCACCCCACCGCCTGCACTCCCATGGAAATAATGTACCACGAAGTTCATCCCCCGATTTGGGTCGTGGTTCACTCGGATGTCAATGGTGCCGCCGTAGCCGCCAACTTCAACTGCTGACCCTGTGGCGTAGTTCAGCGTGCTTGCAAAGCGTTGCAGGATGTCGGTTTCTTGGTGGTGGATTATACTGGTTTCGTGGTTCCCGTAGCCAACCAGTAGCAGGTTCTTGGCGTATGGCGCAAACCATTCTACCGCCGTGTTCACGATGCTATCCAGGTACCTGGCATTGTTGTGTTCTTCCCGTATGTCTTCCTTGCTCCTGCGAAGGCAGAGGGTCAAGGACTGGTGACCCCCGCTGGCACGCCTTCGGATGTCGTCGGACCGAACGCCCAACCCGACGAGCAACCGCAAACCCCCGCCATGATGGGCAACGACAACATCAAGAAGTTGTCGGGCCGTGAGTACCAAAACCTTATGCGAATCGTCCGTCACTATGCGCAGGAAAAGATTACCTTGGAGATGGCCCGCACGATGCTATCCGCTGGATTCGGCCTAACCCCCGAAGAAGTGAACACGCTCCTTGGCGTGCAGGAGCAAGCCTTCAGCGAGCCTATGTGGGGCGAAGAAGACACCGAGGACTACGGATGGGGGGAAGAAGAGTTCAAGGTCTTGGAGGTGGTCGCAAGCAAGTTTGGGAGCAGTTCCGACGACTATGTGGTCATGCACTCCAAGCCCATGCGGTTTGACACCGACTTAGACGACCAAGTGCGTCAAGCCTTTGCCGAACTTGGCGAGGAGGAGAAAGAACTTGACAAGAAAATTGAAGCCTACCGCAAAAAGAACCGTGAAGCATCCGTGGAAGAAATGGCCAAGGAGTTTGGGGTCAGCAAAGCGAAAGTCGCCAAGCGTGTGGCCTACTTGATTACCAAAGACCGTTACCCCATCGCAAGGGCCGTGGACCAAATTGCCGAGCAGGGCTTGCCGAAGAACATCAAGGAAGTGGCCGAACCTGTGCTGGAGGTCCGCTATAAATACGCATGGGCCGCAGGGTTTAGCAACAAGGACAAGAGGACCAGCCGTGAGTTCTGCAAGGTGATGCTGGACCTCGCTGACCAAGGGAAGGTGTACACACGGGACGACATCAACGGCATCTCTAACATCATGGGATATAGCGTATGGAACCGCCGTGGTGGTTGGTATCACACGGCCAGCGGAGTGAATCGTCCTCAATGCAGACACATTTGGGAGCAACAGTTGGTAATCCGCAAAGGCAACAAAATCACGAAAGCATGAAGGCACTCTTTATCAGCGAACAAACCCTGCTGGACAACTCGGTCATAAACGAGAATGTTTCGTTTACCCAAATACGGCCAACCATCGTGAAGGTTCAAGAGATGCGAATCCAACCGATAGTCGGTTCGGCCCTATACTCGGAAATGGTGGGGCAGGTGGTCAGCGGCACAACGACTTCGCTCAACACGACGCTATTGGAGGACTACATCCAACCCGCCATGGTGCAATGGCTCTACTACGAGTTACCGATGGTGCTTGCGTTCAAATACATGAACAAAGGAATGGTCCGCCGTACCAGCGAGGAAAGTTCCCAAATGTCCATGGACGAAATCACAAGGTTGACGGACAAGGTCAAGAACGATGCCGAGTGGTACTCCGAGCGCATCACTCGCTACCTCATGGAGAACCGCACCGACTATCCGCTCTTCAATTCCCCGCCATCGGCTTTGGATACCATCTATCCGAACGGGACCAATTACAACACAGGCATGGCCTTGGACGCTCGGACTCTGCGCCGTGGTGCTGGGCTTGATAGACCATGGCCATACGGTTACGACCCTTACTGCAACAACTGCTAACGATGGGCGCACATTCTAAAAACATTCTGAAACTCCAAGCATATGTCATGGATAAAAATCAAGCAGGCACTCCTTGCGCTTGCAAATGCTCACCCGCAAGTAAACTCCTTCGGGACGGGGGACCCTCTTGCAATCGGAACGGACAACACGATAAACTTACGAACCCCAAGCCGTGAGCGCATCGTCTATCCGCTCGTCTTTGCGGATGTTCAGTCAGCGACTACTGACTTGGGTACTCTCAACCTTACTGTGGGGGTCTATTTTTCTGACAGAGTTGAATCCATTGCCACGATGGGTGGCGTGGTTTCGGGCAGTCCGACGCTGGGTTGGC